GTATCACCCCCCGTTGCCCGAAAGTCGTGGACCCCGAGCAGTACTTGTGCCTTGAACGAGCTGGTAAGACCTTGAAACAACGCCATTATCTCACCGGATACCTAACTTGCTGCGTGCGGTACGTGTCCTGCCTATTCATACCTTCAGCGAACTGTTTCAGCTCGTCCAGACCGTCGCTGTAGAGCTTTTCGTACTGAGCAACGACGTCGGCTTCGCCCTTCATGAAGGTGTAGCCCTCTACCAGAGCGGCGTAGAGCAGGACGTTCGGGAAAGTATTGCCGATCCAAGACGTACCTGCCGTCGTGATCGACTCAGGGTAATAATAGTAGTTCAGCGACAGCGTGTAGGTGGCGTCCGGCGTAGGGCCGAGGAGAAAAGTCTCGTTGTCTTGCAGGGCGTAATACAGCGGCGTCCCGGTGGACAGCACGGCTGGAAAAGCCTCCCGGATGTACTCAACGTCTTTGTTGAGCAAGAAGTTGTAGGCGAGGGTCACGGGTGTGATCAGGGCGACGGAGTAGCTCGCCAACCAGTCCGCAGGTGTCGCTACCGTAGAGGTGTTGGCCACAGTCGTAACAGTCCCCGTCTTCCGGGACACCGGGAGCTGGACCGCGTTCTGTATCCGAAGTTCAGCGTTCCTGAAGAACAGCGCGATCTGCTCCGCCGACGTCAAGGGAGCAGTGCCCACAGACGTTGGGAAGTCGTTCTCTAGCGTCGCCTGAAGTGCGCTGGAAAGTTCCGCGTATGTGGACACGAGTCCTTAACCCATCTTGGTGCTGGAGCTGTTACCGCGCTGGGTGTTCTTGGTCCCACGGGTGCGCAGCGTCTGGGTGTTGGCGGTCTTGTTGGGGTAGCCCGAGGTGTTAGGCACCGGGACCGACTTGACCTTGTTTTCGTTCTTGACCACGGGGTTTCTCCTTTACGAGACAGTTACCGTCCCGACCGCACCTACAGCAACCAGTGTATTCGTAAGACCGGACAAATCCAAGGGGTCGTTAAGACCTACCGGGGCCCACCCCCACTGTATCACTCTACTGCCTTCACCGGGAGTCCCGTAGTCCGTCGTAGTAAGCTGCAGCCCACCAAGCCCTGATTGCCAGAAAGTATTGTCCGGGCGGGGGTTACGCAGGGCTTGAGGGTCGTTGATCGGGTACATACCGATCTGCAACTGTGGCTGGTCAGGAACCCAGCAGCCGGGACAAACGAGGATGTTCGTAGGCTTGGTCTTGATCGTAAGCGCCTTAAGCGCCTTTAGCGGGTAACGGAAACCGCAGTAATCGCAGAAGCCGAAGGCCCGCTTACCGAAGGCAAATTTACTCGGCATCTCGCGCCCCTAGTAGCTGATACGCGGAGAGATGCGCAGTGGGGCCTTCTCGCGGTCTTCATCCGCCGCCAGCTGGAACTGCTCTTCGTACATGATCTTCAGCATCTCCACGCGCGGGAGGGCATCGGGGATTTTTAGCGCGAGGTGATAGGCCAGCCCCGCCACCAGCGCCGGGAGGAACCGGAAGGGGATATCTTGAGTCGTAGCGCCGTTGCCGCCGTCCTGAATGCGGCGCAGCCGCCAGTAGACAAAGGTGTAGTAGTTGCTCTGATCCGGCGCAGGCCACACATTGATCGTGGGGTACACGACACCAGACGGGTCCGTAGCGCCCGACAACCTGTTGATCCAGACTTGGATAGGTCGGCCTTGGGTGTTCTTGTTCGGGATCGTGGAGTAGGTGTCGAGGCTGATCCGCGAGATATTGATATCAGTCTGGTTAGCGCCGGTCTGGGTCCGGATCACTTGGTCAACAAGGTCCACAGTATCGACGGGAAGGTTATAAGTAATCGTACCCTGAGTAAGCGGGATGGAGCCTTGCTCGACAGTCCAGAGGTTGTACCCCTTGTTTGCCCACTCAGCAAACATAAGGTTAAGACTGCGGCGCGCCGTACGAAGATCATAACCCGAGCGCACTTCCGCCCCGCAGCGCTCCGTTGCTTCCTCGATGATGTCGAGTATACTTAGGTTGAAAGTGCTGGTGCCGGAAGTGGTCATGACGTACGCCCTTTAAGCGCTAAGCCGATCCTGATAAGCTCGTCAGCAGTAGCGTCGCTCTTCAAGCGGTTGGCTCTGTTACTTACGACCCAGACATTACCCGGAATGTAGCCTTTGTTCGAGTCTATTCTGTCTATCGACGGACGGTGGGCTAAGTTGGGGTCTGTTAGGGATAGCGTGATACCAAGCAGGGGGCATACCTCGGGGATATACAGGTCCTCTGCGGTGATGCTGAACTCTCGTCCGTGGGTAGCGGCCCGGTTGCGGGCCCGGAGCAGCATGTACTCTAGCGGCCTGAGCACTCGACGCCGTTGCCGCGAACCGCTCTTCTTCGCTGCTGCGTTAGCCTTGGCCCTTCTGGTCGCCGACTCTTCCGGGGTCTCCAGAGCTATCTTGGGCTTTGTCTTGGTGTAGTAGTACTTCCGCGCACGGGCCAGAGCCCGCTCTCGGTTCGCTTTGTAGTACTCTCTGAGCTGGGCACGCCGTAAATCTGAGACGGGTGCCATGGGGTCACACCCTAGCTGTCTTTTTAGCTATGGCTGCAGGCTGCTTCACGAACTGTTTGCCCGCCTTGGTGCCTTCGCGTTTCGCCTTACTTGTGGCGCTGTACTCCGCAGGTGTCAGGGCTTGCCGCGCTGCTTTCGGCAGATAGCGCTCACCCGTGGCTTTAGGCCCCTGTGTGGAGGGCTTGCCCGACTTAGTCCCCCAGTCCTCGTCGGTCCACTTCGACAGAGACTTCTGCGCTTCGGTTTTAGGGCCGCTGTAACCCCCACCGGATTTCTTGTAGCGCTGGGTAGCGAGCTGAGCCTTGCGCCCGGACCACTGCCCCGGCTTGCCGCCCTTGTCCCCGGCTTTCACCGCCGCGACGGTGCGCTTCCACTTGGCTTCGTCCGTGCGCGCCATCTACTTAAACGTCTTCAGCGTCTGCGCCAGTCTGGCGCGTTGTCCGAGTTTACCCGGGGCCTTGGCAGCGGCAGCCAGTTTCTTGGCAGGGATGGGTTTTCCCGGCTTGGCTCCGAGCTGCTCGCGCAAGGCCCCGGGCTTCTTCACAGCACCTTTGATCCAGTCGCCCTTGGCGTACATCGTGACGTCCTCGGGCTTATCTTTGCGCCGGGTCATCTTACCCTTGGGCATCTTGGACGGGCGGATATCACCCATACCCCGACTGGATCGCATCTTGTTTAGCCTTCTGGTTCTTCCGGCGAGGCCGGAGGGGTCGCGCTTTTAATGGCGCGGAACAGGTCAACCACGTCGTCTTCCATAGCCCGCACACCGACAGTCTTGATAGCGGCGTCCAGCAGGCCCGCGAGGACCTGCATTTGCTCAGGCGTAAGGTTCAGTTGAAACATTAGACTTGCTCTTCTTCAGGGGTTTGGGGTTCGACTTCGGCTTCGGCTTCGGCTTCGACCGGGGCTTCTTCGACCGGGGCTTCTTCAGGAGTCCACGGCAGGGGAGGGGTAACTACCGGGGGGTTTTCCTTAGCAGCGATGTCGTCCGCGATCCACTGGTGAGCGTTAGCGAGGTACTCCGGGTCCGTCTGCGTCTCCACCCAGCCGATAACTTGGGGTTCTGTGAGCTCGTTGTAAGGCGTGAAGTCGTCACCTTGCGGAGCGGGCAGGATCGTGGGACCCGAGTAGCTTGAGGTGTAATCCCCGTTGGTCCCGGTGAGGGTCCACAGCACTTGGAAAACGACGTCGCTCTCGGTGTTGTAGAGGGGGTAACAGGACATGGAGTTGATAGTGTAGGTGTAGGTGATGTCAGTCATTGTGTTTATCCTTACCACGCCGGGATGTAGCGCGTGGTGCCATTGTCGTTAATGGGTATCCACTTAGTCGGGTTGCCCGCCGCCGGAGCGTTGAGCAAAGTGCCTGCCGCCGCACCCGCGCCGTTAGCGAGTGCTGCCGAAGTGGTGATTAGCGCCGCGGTGCTTCCTACAGTGACGCCGCCCGCGACGAAAATGTTCCTAGGCCGGGTCGCGCCTGAGGCTCCGATGTCGTGGATGTTGTCTACAGCTGCGACGAAGTGCCCGCTGGGGTCAACACTCCAACGATTACTACCGCTGGTTCTAAAGATCACCG